GCCAAATATATCGGCAAGCTTAAGCAGGTCTTTCAGTTTCTCTTAGACTCTCTAAAACTTGTGTTTAAAACATTGAAATATAAAAAGATTAATCGGTTCAACAACAAGTATAATTTTAATAGATTAATCATTCCCGAAGGTTTCTTAGGTATAATGTCTCTTATTTCCGATCTATTCAAACGAATAGAATCGCGAGGTTTAAGTACAGCTATAACCTGGCTTAGTGAATTATGCTACCAATGTGAGGGCGCAGTTCTTGAGACTGAATCCGATGATGGACTACTCCGAAAATACTTCAGAGGAGAAAATTCTCGCATCAGATCTAACAAGACTGCTCTTGCTATGTTAGCAACACTAAGACGGGCTATGCCTGTAATTAACGATCATAAAGCACAAAAGAGAGCATTACAAAGAACCATCGATGGTCTTTGTCGAAAGGACGTAACTCCGACTGATGAAGAGAATCTGCAAAGTCTTAAGGACCATGTTCGTAAGTTTTGCAAGCACACAAAACCCACTCCTCTGGATCTAGAAACACAGTTTACAAGTTTAGGATCTTGTGTGGAGCGGTCAAGGACAAAGGGAGGACAGTATGATTATATTCATGATTTAAGGGATCAGGTACACACTAGACCAGAAAGTACAACAACAAGCAGATCAGCTATTGCTGGATACTTCCAGTACCAGTTTGCTCCTTTCATGAATCACCCAACAGTAGTTGCTTGGAACGCAAAACTACAGGGTGCAACTGTCGCTCACCCAAGACCAGCTGCCACGTGGGCAAAAGCTTGTAAAATGGGTTTCGGCAAGATCATGTCCGAAGCTCCTATTGCTGTATTAACGTGTATACCAGAATCCGGTGCCAGGTTCAGATGTGCTTCAGTTCATGAAGCCACACAGACCGCACTCTTGGGACCTTTAAATACACAATTGCTTTTAATGCTTAGAAACTACGGACCAACAAAGGATGCATTTTCCTCAGACACAGATTCGATCTTCAGAAGGGTTTCCCGAAATAAGGATAAGGACATTAACTACTACTCTACAGATCTTAGCCAAGCTTCAGATCTGATGAATAAAGATGCACTTCGCACAATAATTGAAACACTAGCGGAGGAGCTAAAATGGCCATATATAGAGAAGAAGGCAGCGCTTAGATCTATAGATCGAACTCTTCTTTTCTCTTCGAATTCGAACGGAGAACGCGTACCTGTTGGTACTACCACCTCCGGTTCGTTACTTGGGTCACCTCTTTCATTCGCATTGATGTGCATTCTACATGCATGGTGCATCAAAGGGTTAGATAAACCACTACGCAAGTCATCTGTCATATTCGGTGATGATGCTGTTATAACAGCCACACCCAGACAGTGGCAAAGTTACCTATACCGATTATCATCGGTTGGATTTAAGCTTAATTACAAGAAAACTCATATATCCAAAATAGGTTTCGCGTTCTGTGGATATCTATACACATTGAAAAGAGGTCGTCTCACAAAAGTAAAATTATCGAAGATTACAAAGAGGAAAGATGATTGGCTCACGCGCCTAGATCTTCATATTGATGCATCAAAGGACCTATCGGATTGGCAGTTAAAACGGTTAAATAACAGATTTATGCAAAAGGAAAGCAAAACACTTTACGAATTTGTCAAGTGTGGTGTTCCACTTTTCGCTCCAAGAGAACTAGGAGGTGTGGGACTATATAGGAAGAAAAAGAACTTCACTCCTACCACATCACTTATTGCATCTGTTCTATTAACTAGAAATAACCCTACCAAAGAGATGTCAATCTTACATGACTTATCAACACCATGGACCATAGCTCATCTACCAGTGGATGCGTCAGCCATAGCTGGTGCCATCACCGACCAAACCAAACAATGTAAATTTGATCCAGAGGGCGACTACACATTGAAAGAGGTGACACAATCATTATTAGGAACAGCACTGAGTGCATGGATATTAGAGAGTAGAAGACCTATAAGAACTTTAGTTCATCGGTACTCACCAAGGACAGTAGCAGAGAAACTCGAAGCTGCTATTGAGAGGATCGAACGCAAGTACGCGCACAAATTCCCAACACACTTCATTGCAAAGACGGACAAGGTTCTGAAATACCTTCGAGAAAGAAATCAATTTAAAATCTCAAATGAGAGTCTTAAAGCCCTAGAATTAGGGTCTCAATCGCTCTACATAACCACAAGTGGTATAGTAGGGAGATCACCATTGAGTAATAAGGTGATCAAGCTAGGTCTTAAGCCTAGGCCATCAAGTGGAGCCACCTTTCG